AACTAAAGTAGGACTACCTGTAGCATTTGAGGTAACGGTTTCGCCGTTTGTGAAAACTTGAGCTGTATTATCTGTGCCAGCCTTTTCATACTTAATAAACAAAGTATCGGGGTCTGTACCGTCAGTAGCAGATACTTTAACAACCTTTGCAATTACACCTGAAGTATTACCTGTTAAAGTTGTGTCATTGTAAGTATCTAAACTAGCAGCTGACTTTGAAGTTAGTTTAATTGATGTATATTCTGTGTCAATAGAAACTTGACCAGGAATAGTCATAGCACCTTGTTTAAAAAGATGGTCAGATAACTTTTCTACCTGGTTCTGTAAAATAGATTGTGATTGTGTTAATTCTCTAGCCTGTACAGCAAATGACGGTCTAAAAAGTATTCTATGAAACTTCTTTGACTCGCTAAAGTCATCATAGTAAGGTGAGAGATTAAAGTCAGTTGGACTTGGCATTTAACTCTCCTAAAATTCTATTACCAGTTTTATATTCTCTGTTTGGTCAGCAGCTCTAGTAATTGGCGCTCTGTTTTCAATATAGAGAATATCACCAGAGTCAGCGTCTATTTCAGAGGCTGAATAACCACTCACAAACACCTGACTATTGATTGTGCTAGATGTTGTTGTTGGTGTACCTGAAGCACTAGATGATTGTCCTGTAACTGCATTTGTGCCACTAAATGCTGTTAAATTACCGTTACTATCAACACCTTCATCATTATGTCTAGTTTGCATATAATATAAAATTTTATTTGTTGAATCATACTCAACAACTTTTCCTACTGCACCGGTTGACGCTTGATTAATTTCTTCGTCTGCTGTAAATGTTCCTGAAACACTAGTTAAGTTAATTGCTTTTGTTGCTCTTAAAGTTGTTGCTGTTGCAGCTGAACCTCCAGATAAAGGGTCTCTAATTAAAACAATTTTTCTAAAGTCATTTGATACCGTAAAATCACTTGTGTTAGCACTCTCTGTGCCTTCAAGTGAAGTATTTAACATAACATAAAAACCACCTAATTCTTCTACTGCATTTTTACCGTGTCCGCCTTTTGGTTCAATTATTACATCTAATTCTGCACCTGATAAACTTGTAGCACCAGCGGCTACTATTTGAGCATTTGATATTGTACCAAAAGTATAACCTGTTCCTGGTGTTGTAACCGTTACAGCTGTTACTGCACCACCAGCTACCGTAACAGAAACTTTTCCGCCAGAACCATCACCTCTAATATCAATATTTGTATGTGTGCCGTTTGAACCACCTGAGCCTGCTGATTTAATTTTTACTATGTTAACTGCACCATCAACAGCAGCAGAAGCTACCGTTGAGTTTGTTTCAACTGCCATAAAATCAGTTGATAAAAAGTTTGCTTGTTGTGAAGCAGATAAAGTGTACATATATTTCCACTTATAACCATCTGCTGTTGATAGAATTGTTGTAGATGTACCTGTTGGCTCTACCGTTGAAGCTGAGTTGCCATTGTTATCTAAAACTTTATAAACATTTCTATCACCTGTTAAGACATAAAAAGTTGCGTCATGTAAAGTTGAAGCACCACTATTTGATGTTTGATTTGTTGTAGTGCCTGTAATTCTTTCTCCGTAATCGTGTCTGTAAATATCGTATGTTGTTCCTGTTGTCCAGTTTCTTCTAGGTATTGCAAATGTAATACTAGTTGAAGTTATTTTTTTAGCAGCCAACATATCATCAAAAGGAAGAAATTGAGAGTTTACATTATCTGCTGGTGTTACTGGCGCTGTGTCAGAACCCTCGTTATTTGTTCTTGAATCTGCTCTTGTTGATGTTGCGAATGGTTGTGGTCTACCAATACCAAGGTACATAGTATTACCTGAAGACTCTGAAAAGGCTTCGTGAAACTGCTCAGAGTTGTGAATTCTAAATTTGTCTGTTATAATCGCTGGCATATCTTTTTATATCTTCCTTAGTTATATTTATACAAGTTTCCTATCATCTTTAATTATTTATCTAGCCGTGGCTGGTACTCCTGTTGAGGTAACAAGAGGATTTTCAGCAAATGCTAGGTAAATATATATTCCTCCTGAGGCATTTGTTGTTGTTTCATTTCCAGCTCTAATTTTAAAACCATTACTTACAAAATCAATTTTATTGTTTGTTGTAAATTCTACAGCAGTTGTATTTGCCTGGATAGCAGTTTCAACAACATTTGTAACATCTCTTTTATTATCATACATATGCCAATTTCCTGTGGTATCTCTTCTTTTTATCATAACAAAAGCAGGTTTAAATCCTAGGTAAACCATAGGGCCGCTTGTACTTGCGTTCCCGGTATATTTTCCAAATTTACTAAAGCCTTTAGTTGATTTAAAACAATAAGCTGTGTGTTCAATACCACTATCACTTACTGAACTACTAGTGCCAATAGAAAAAACGGATGAAGTAGGAGCAGTTGAATTCCAAACACTCGCTTGAGAAGATTCACCAGCGTTTCCTTCAAGATTTATTCTATAAGTCCAACTAGTAAGAGCGTCTGTACCCACTCTCCAGTTATTTGCTGTAGTAACACCATTTACAAGAATTAAATTTGGAGCTGCGCCTAATCCATGGCCTACCGTGGCATTTGAGCCTGTGCCGGTATATTTTACCATACTAAATCCGGCGTCTGAATTTACTTGTACATAAGAGGTTATACTACCATCTGAATTAATTGATGTTGTACCACCATTTGCTTTCCAATTCCAGGCAACAAAGGTATCTGAACTTTCATTTAAATATGCCCATTTGTAACTATCTGAACCGTTTGAAGCGACAGAAAAACCATTATCTAAAAAGGCAGAAATAAATCCGTTATTACCTGCTGTTTCTTGTACAGCTAATCCATTTGGATTTCTAAGCTTTCCACCTAATCCTAAACCAGAGTCAAATAAAGCATGGTCTTCTACATCATTTGTTCGTTTTTTTATCCAGGTTAAATCTGGTTTAAATCCTGTGCCTGTTTTATTTGAGGCTGTATCTCCGTCTCCGGTCCAAAGGATTGTGTTAAAGTGTTTACTAGAATTATCTATTGTTGTATAAGCCATTATCCGAACTCCGCTAAATTTTTAGAATTCAAAGCATAGTAGCCACTAGGCACGGCATACTCAAAATTACCGTGGCCATTAGCGTCTGAATTACTAGAACTTATTGTTAAGCCAATAGGGTTACCAAAATTAAAATGATACTCGCTAATATCACCGCCACTAGCAGTTTCTTGAAGAAAACAATGAAAAAAATTTCCAGTAGTTATTCCTGTTATGTGAGCAGTCGCATAAGTATCAATATTTCCGTTTTTAGACATCCATAATTGACCATTATCTGCGTCAAAGGCAAAACAAATTATATCACCGTCTGTAGCTGTTCCTAAGGTTGTATTACTGGTACCAGATGTATCGTTACTACTTGAAAATGCTGGCATATACATACCCCATTTTGCTGGCGAACTTCTGATATTATTTGGTGTTTGACCAATGTCAACACCGTCTGTAAAACCGATATAACCTCTTGTGCCTTGGTCTATAATTTTAAATTCAAGATACCATTTTCCTTGACTAACTGCTAATGTACTAGCAACATAATCGTCTTGTGTAGTAACTTCTACTCTCAAATTTCCTTCTTTCCAGTTTGCACCAGAATTTAAATAATTCATTACTGCATAATTATTTGTGCAAGTATCAATAGAATGGTCAGTAGCTAAAACATTTGTTGAAGAAAAATTATTACCATTGCCTGAAGCGTCAATAGCGTCTGTAGCTCTTGTTGCAAAATCTAAATAAAATCCATTTGTGCCAAAGGTTAATCCAGATACACTTTTTGGTTTCCATATATTACTATCACTATCAAATTCACCAAATGATGTTGGTTCTAATTGTAAACCATCAATAGACACTATTTCACACATATATCCATAAAAATAACCACCTTGTGAACTAGCACCATCATTAAAGGCACCAAAAGTGTGTGGTATATTATGATTATAATTATAATCTGCGTTTTGAGATGGATAGTTTTCAGTTTGAAATTCTGTAATTTGCACTCCGTTTACATACATCTTTGTTCGGTTGGAATCAGTTGCTTGTGTTGTGTCCGAAGCAATAACAATATTATACCAGGCTGTGGGATCCTTAAATAATGCTGTTGTTCTTAAATATGCTGTTTGAACACCACTACCATTATATGCAATCCACTCAAAGTTATAATTTTCATATCTTAATAAAGCATAATCACTACCTGAACTAGCGCCGCCTATAAAATATTGTGTGCCTGTTGTAATTAAATTTAACTTAACCCATATAGAAATGGTAAATGTTCTTCTATTTGATGAACTACTAAATGTTCTAGTTTGATAAGCGTTTTCAGCTAAATGTAATCCATAAGGCACATCATAAGCAGATGATGTTGTTCCAGCCGCACCTACGGTAAATATAGGCATAATTAACTCTCCAATTCTGGCAATTCACCTAATGGTCTTTCATAAACAGGATTTTCTTCCGTTCCTGTATTTACAACTTCATAAAGAGTTTCAAGAGCTGCTGTGTCAGCTGCGTTATTAATTGCTGTTTCCATTTCGGCTTGTTTTGTTCTTACTGCGTCCCTATGTGTTGATATATTATTTGGTATAGCAGTTGACTTTTCAGATTTTCTTGTAACATACCAATCTGTTTTTGCTAAATTATCACCTGCTTGTTTTTTAATTTCTCTTATTAAAATTGTTTTTAAACCCTCTACTAAATCATCACCAGAACCTGTATCTGCATGTGCTTTAGCGGTAGCAGAGCCGTAAGTAGCTGTTACCGTTTTAGCGCTTGCGTCATATGTAAATGTTTGGTCTGTATTGATGTACCACTTTTCATTTTTTTTATTTGTGTCATCAAAAATTACTTCATATAAACCAATGGCTTCTTTTTCACTTTTGGTCCATTTAGTAAATACATCTGCTGAATATTGATTACCGTTTAATACAAACCCTTTTGGGTTGTGAAAGATTTTTGTTATATTTCCTGATTCTACTAATGCGTACATAATTTCTCCTACGATAATGTCAATGCCTGATTTCTACCAACTTCTAACCATTTACTTCCGTTATATCTGAAAGTAAATAAATCTCCTTTTGAAGCAGTTGTTGTTAATGTTGGAGCAGTATCAGAAGCAAACTCAAAAACTGCGTTCCATGTTAATGTTCTTGAACCTGTTCCGTCTTGTATGACTAGAATTGAACAAAATTGTCCTGTGCTACCATTTGTTGGAGCTGCCATCGTTCTATTACCACCAAGTGTAACTTTACTAACAGATTGTGTTGACATATCCCAATTGATAGTTGCACCGTCTGTTAAAGTTGTTTCTGCAATGTAAGCCTTGTCTGCTAAAACTTCTCCTGTTACATCAATATTACCTGTAACTGCAATGTTTTCAGTAATTCTAGGAGACTCACTACCTACAACTGATATAACACCACCCATGTTACCGTGTGAAGAACATTGATAATGTAAAGTTGAAGGTGTTGCTTTTGTAATTGTAATTGTTAAATGGTCGCCTGAAGAACCACCTGAACCAGATGTTGTAACACCTGTTGTATATTGAGTTGTTTTAGAGGCAGTATCATAAAGTCTAAATGGGTGGCCAGAATTTGTTCCGTTAGATGTATCAAATTTGTAAACACCTGGTGTTAATTGTAAATGAGCACCTTCATGTCCGTCAATTACATAACCTAATGATGAACCATCGCCATATGCTGTATGTTCAGTTGTTTTAGTTGCAACCGTTACCGTTAATGTTTGAGTTACCGTTGCGTCTGGTGAACGGTGAGAAACATAACCTACATCTTGTACATCATTACCTTGTGCGTCTAAATCTCCGCCTAATTGTGGTGTTGTATCATCAACAACATCACCACCTACTGCACCAGGGTCAAATCTTCCTGCACCTGAATTCCAAATTAACGCTTGGCCATTTGATATACTTGCAATACTACCTACATTTGATAAGTCTGCAATTGAACTATTTTCTGAAAGTAATTTTACCCAACCACCTGCGTCTGCAACATAAGGGTTATTACCTGAATAATCGTAAGCAAACATACCCTCATAAGTTGAGGCAGTAGGGAAATTACCTGTTCCGTTATAATTAAATCTAATTTTATTTTCAGCACTTGTTAAATCTATTGTACCTGTGCCTGATAAACTTGAAGCGCCTGTTAAACTGAAACCTGCAGCTGATGAGGCAGTTGCACCTAAAGAGACAGCAGTTGAACCTAAAGTAACTGAACTATTTGTTAATGATGAGTTACCAATATTTGATAATGTGTTTGAAGCACCTGAAATTGTTTTGTTTGTAAGTGTATCAGTTGATGTTTCTGTTACAATTGAACCGTCTGTAGCAATTGTTAATTCTGTGCCGTTTAGTGTTGTAGTAACACCAGAACCACCTAATATAGAAAAACCACCACCAAGTGAGATACTTGTTGATGATGAACTATCATCACTTATTGAAACCGTTGAGTTTGCTAATTTAGAATTTGCAATAGCAGCATTAGATTTAATATCAGCGTTAACAATGTTTGTTATTGTGTTATTATCTGAATCTATTGCCTTATTTGTAAGTGTTTCTGAACCAGCTAATGTTGCAAAACTTCCGTCTGTTAATGCTGTATTAAATTGTGCTGTTGTGCCTGATACGGTGTTTGAACCAAGAGCAATAGTTTTATTTGTAAGTGTGGCAGTACCAACAGCAGTAACTACGGCTGATGTGTCTAAAGCAACCGTTAAGTCATTACCACTTAATGTTGTGGTAACGGCAGTACCACCTAAAATTCTTAATACTTCGCCGTTTGCTGAAATAATAGCTTCAGTAGAACTATCGTCCTGTAGTTTCCATGTTCCGTCAACATTCGTGCCATCACCAATTGCTGTATAAATCTCGTTAAAGTTTAAATTAACTTTATTTGCACCTTCTCGGAGATTATCACCTGTTCCGTCGTTTGCTGAAGAACCTCTACCTATTGTTTGTTTTGCCATATCCTCTTATCTCTTTTTACTATTTATAACTCTTCTACGGGTTAGTATCATCAAAAGTAATGCTGTCAGAGTCAAATCTTACCAATGTGTTACTAAACAAGTTATTATTAAATCCTGTCTCTGTAGGAAATGCATAATTAGTCTTTAGGGTTTTACCTATTTCATTAGAGGTCAACAAGAATATTGGTACTTGTTGTCCATCGAGAGCAGTTTTTGTGCCTGTTATTCTTAAATCATTCAATGCTTGAAATGTGCTAGCTTTAGATAATGGGTTATTTTCACCATATACCGTGTTTGCATACTTATTCAATGAACCGAGTCTAGGGCCAGCATATGCATAACCACTTCTAATATCATGTGTTACGCCTGAATTATCTACGATTAAATTTCTAGGCCTACTTAAATAATCAATACTAATATCTTCTCTACTTAATGTTAAATCTCTTGTGTTGGATGTAAAAGGCTCTCTAAAATCATTACTAACATCAACATTGACACCTACATTAGCATTTGCTCTTAATGATGTGCCATCACTAGCTGTCCCTAATCTTCTACCAAAAACGGTAGTAAATAAAGTATTTACAAGTGATAGTAAAGGACTTTCTTCAACACCTGAAGTTACTCCTTCAACTGGACCATTAGCAGTTACGGTAATTCTTGATTCTATATCTACTTGACCAGTAAAATAAAAACCAGATGTATGCATTGTTTTTTTAAATGCGTCTCTCCATCTAGTTATTGATTGGCCAACTTTAATTACATAAGAATAATCTTGATAGTACAAACTATCTTGTATTCTCATGGTTGTCTCTGATAATTTACCTCTCTCACTAATAAAATCGCCATCTGTATCAGATACAGCAACTACATTTACTGAAGTTGTTGCAACATCTAATTTTTTAAGTTTACATGAACCACTTGAACTAGATGTAATTGTTTCATCTATCGTAAATGTTCCTGTAACTGATTTAACTCTTAATAAACCTCTATCACTATCAAAACTAACTACCGTACCAGAAGCACTAGATGTACCGCCAGTTACCGTGTCATCTACAATAAATGTTCCTGTAACACCTGTTACAATCATGTTATTAAAGAAACCTAACACAGGTGGTGTTGGTGATGTTTCATAATTACGGCCTAATTCAACCGTTTTTAATTTAACAATTTTACCAACTTCATCACCGTATGCTCTGACGGTAGCGTCTGAACCTGTTGAAGAAGTTACTGATACCGTAGGTAGAGATGTATAACCATTTCCACCATTTGTTAAAAATAATTCTTCAATTGTTTGTAGGTCTGTAAATTTTTCTTGAACTATTACTCTTCCCTCATATTGGTCACCTCTAGTAGTTTCATCTTCTAAAATAATTCTATCCTCTGTACCATCAGCAACGGCTGAAGAACCATTTTGGTCTGCAATACCTCCGTTAACAATTTTTACAAAACCGGCAGCATTTAAACCACTTGTGTTAGTATTAGTAAATGATAATTGGTCACCTATTTCATAACCTGTACCTTTATTATCTACAATTATTTCTGTTATTTTACCAGGACCTATATCTTGAATTTGAAATAATGCTCCTACACCGCCAGCAGTTAATGTAATTGTATCAGTTGTTAAATTTAGTGAACCATCATTTGTAATATTTTTTGTTCCTGGAATACCTGTAACATTTGCTTTTATAAAATAATCATCTGTTTCAGAAGCTGTACCTTGTACTTCTTCGCCTATCGTAAATGTGCCGTTTATACTATCTGCATTTAAAATTAATTGAGTAACGGTCTTATCACCAATTTGAAAAGTTTGAGCGTTTTCAACTATAGCTGTTGCGTTAGATGATTGACCTGTAATTGTTCTACCTACTAATTGATTAGCGTCACCTACTGAAGCAATAACTCTTAATACTTTTAATGTATCAAATTGACCATCAGAAGCTTTTAACATTTGCTCTTTAGGATAAATTGTTTCTGATTTTTCACCAAACAATATTCTAAAAAACATCTCATGGCCACGAACAGAACCTTTTGCTCTGTACATAGATTTAATATTTTTAATTAGTTTTCTTTTATCAACACCAGAAGCTAAGTTTTCTGGCAAAGTTGCTAAAAACTCATCTCTCATATTTGTTAAGAAGTGATTTATAACATTATCTGGATCCCTAAAGTTTACTAGGTCT